GCCTTGGCCCCTTCTCTCCTAGTCTCAGAATCTATTTTTCCATAAGTAACCAACTCTTTATGATAGACACCCAGTTCACTTTTTAAAACATCAGATTTCTTATATAATTCAGCTAAATTAGTATCTTCACCTTTATATTTTGCCGGTACTTTACTTTTATCCACATTAGGAGGCAGCATAAAATCTCTATTTTTTATTTCAGCCTCAACTGATATTAAATCTTTTACTTTCTGCTGAACTTCATTATTCTGATATATCTCATGGACATTATAAAGCACTCTTCCCTCCAATGGCACTAAATTAGGATCAGGCATCATTGTAATCTTTTTATCAATTACTTTTTCTGCTTGTTCTATTATATTTGCGTAATACTGTCTGTATTTATCATTGATCTTTAATTCATTCTCCATTAACCAATCAGCAGCATCCATTCTTTTGGGAGTGGATAAATCAGTATTTTTTATGGCATGTTCCAATTGCTCATTAAGAGGTTTAAGCCCTGCTAAATCGGTATTAAGAGTTTCAAATCGGTCTTTACCTATTGATATTGCTTTACTCAAGGCATCTGACTTTTCAGCAACAGCGCTAAAATTTGTGAAAAAATGAGTTAAATCACCACTAGCAAGCGCAGTTCCTAATGATTGGATCTGTGATTGAGTTCTAGCCAAATATTTATTAGTTATATCCTGAGTTGTTGTTAATTGCTCCATAGAATACATAAAAGCACCCCAAGCACCTTCAACTGCATATGGTCCAATTTTAACTCCTTTCATACCTGCTTGAGTTACTTCCGGAATTCTCCCATTATACACAATTGTGTCCTGCACTTCTTTAAAAGATTCTTTTGCTTTTAAAACATCCTTGTCAAATTGAGATGTATCCAGTAACAAAGGAATTTCTATACCTTTTTTATTATTTGCCATATACCATTAATTTATTCAAATTGATCACCTCTTTATTTTCTTCACCCATAAACTCAAGAGCCGAAGTTTTAAAACTGTTGATATAATCATTTGAAGGCTTTTCAACAGTTCCATTTTTTTTCTCTGATGTCCGTTTATCCCAAGGAAGGGGGAATATTTTAGTTGCTTTTAAACGTTTATTTGAATTAGCTTGCAGTGAAGATACTGCCAATGTTCTTACTTTTTCCCAACTATCTTTTTGCCGCAAATCATACCCTTCTAATAAAGCATCAACTTCATACCATTGCATCGTATCAAGCACATATGCAGGGGACAAGCCAACTCCCACAACCAAAGTGGCATACAAATCCTGAATACTTATCGGGGTGCCTGTTTTTTTTTTGTATTTTTTTTGCCAGATAGTGACTCCTTTACTTTGCTGTTTTTATTCATCAGTTCTGACATTTGATTAAGAAGTGTAGGTTCATTATCACATGCATCAATAAATTCATCGAAAGTAAGTGGTTCTTCGTTCAACCCAGCCAATAACATACAATAATAATATATGTATAGATCAGTCAAGCTTTTTATTTCAAAATTTTTTTCTGATATTTTTTCAAAAGCCATCATAGCACGTATGCCATATTTTACTTTATAAGCCTTTCCGTTTATTGTTATTTCCATTTTATTTTCTCTTTATTGTTATAAATTAATATTTTGTAACAAAATCTTTTTCTTCACCAAGAAGAGATTTACCCAGGGAATCTACAGATTTACCCCTGGGTAGTTTGTGGAGCTTTTACTTTAAGACTGCTTCTCTGTAGTCATTTTATTATTCACAGAAGCTGCCATCGACGAAGAAAGGCTTGTTGTTAACGGGCCTGTTCCTGTCAGTTCTGCCGTAAAAGTCGCATTATCCGCATCCGGGGCACTAATAGAAAGGGAGGTTAGTACTGCTTTACCACAATAAATCGGACTGGCTACGTTTGACCATCCACCAGAAGGTACACCGGTTACCGGTTTTGTTTTATATCCGCTCTCCAAAGAGAATACTACATCTATTTCTTCGTGCAAAAGTTCGAACAGATCCTGGAAAGTTGTACCATCACCTTGTAAAGCATATAAGTTTTCAGTTGATAAAGTCCAGCTAGTCCGGGTTACTTTAGAGGTTGCCCAACGCCCACCGGTATCTTTATTACTTGTTTCTGCAACATCATTAGTAATATCTAACGAGTGACTGGTTGCATATGCTACCGATCTATAAGCACCCGACGCATTTTTAACAAACAGCATCAAATCCGAGCCGTTTATAATATGATCTCCATTATAAGCCATAATTGCTTTGTAATTAATTGATTAATAAAATAGATAAATAATTAAAAGTTAATTTTAATGGTGAATACCAAACGTTGTATAAATGCATTGTCGGCTGCTTCTTCGGTTGCGTCAGACAGGCGGATATATAGTTTGCCTTTGCGCATCATATTTTCGAGGCATTGCCTTAGGAGTGAGGCCAGTTGTACACATTCCGAATAAGAGTCGGAAACACATTCGAGTTGCATTTTCACGCTGTCCTGGATGGGCCTGTCTTTACAATAGGCTGTTTCCATCTCAGTCCGTTGATAGATGACGTACGGGTACGGGATATCCTTTTTTACCACCAGCGGATGGATATTGCCCCGGGTCATCTTCTTTACTTCATTATTGTGGATCAGCTCATTATAAATAAGCACGCCCACGTCGACACCATTTTTCATTTTTGTTTGCGGTATAATATATATAGTTAGTTTGCGTAACTTTTTATTTTTATCAGGTGTTCCAGTAGGTGGCATGAACCACCGTACGGTCTCTTTCCCTGAGTATACTGTTGATGCGATAGTATCTTCTGTTAAAGAAGATCCGCATGTTTTCGTTTATCACTTCGCCCGGATAGGAGCGTATGGTGAATGTTTTGCTATAGATCACGAGCGACTCGCTGTTTTCTATGGCGCGGCTTCCTGTCTCCTCCTCTACCATAGCCCGGGTTTCCATAAAAGGCTCCCACTCCAGCTCCACCTCACCATATTTATTCTTCCGTTCTTTCCGGTTCTCGAACAGGATGATCCTGTTTAAATTACCTGCTCTCATGGCTGTTGTACGCTGTTTTGATAGAGGGACAATAAATACTCATAGGTATAAGGTATCTCATTGACCTCTTCATACGATACCGGTTCACGGTTGGCATAGAGGTTGGCTACCAGTAGTAGCACAGCTGCTTTCAGTGGCGAAGGCAGGTATCCATTCTCTTCGGCAATCTCTTTGAGCGGACGTTTGATATGCAGCCCGACTGCATCGATAGCCGTATCGATCAACGAAATAATGTATTCGTCGTCTCCCTGGTAGTCGGGGTCGATCACCAGATGTTTTTTGGCTTCCTGAAGTTCTATTAACATAAAAATTTGATAATTAAATATTTAAGCACACAACCTGCAAGCAGAAAGTATAGTACTCTATAGAAGTACTGTTTTGAGTTCAAGGTTATTGTTACCGGCAGCGCAAATGCGCTACCGGTAATCCATACAACCGATCCTTTAGTAAACTGTGTGGTTTATCAAATCACTTTGATCACAAACTTGCTAAAGATATAGCGTACACTGATCTCACCAATCTTGCCGGCAGCGATCACCAGCGTAGCATCGTCAGTCTGTACATTAGCAGTCGGGAAAGTGATCGTAATATTGGCAGAGCCTGTATTATGGATCGAGATAATGCTTTCCGCACCATTACTGGCTGTAGCAAATGACAGGGTCTGATTGGCAGTGGTTGCCAACCGTTGGTCGTATGCACTATCCAAAGCCACATTTGTCAGGTTGCTTAGCGTTATAACATTGGCAGCCGGGAAGCGTACCGGAACCACAATATTAGCCGATCCGTTAAAGCTCACACCGTTGATCGTACGGGCTGTTTTCAAGGTATCTGCAGTTCCTGCCGATGTAGCTGTAGTTGCCGAAGTAGCGCTTGTTGCTGTTGTAGCAGTAGAAGCATTCCCTGTTACATTACCCGTCAGGTTACCTTCAAAAGTCGGAGCTTTCACTGTACCGGAAGCTGTTAACGTTCCTACACCGGTCATATTACCTGATACATCACTTGTGCCGTCGAACGGACGTCCCCACAGGTTGCGGCCTGTCTGCAATGCCTGGGCAGCCTGAGCTGTTTCGGTTTTACCCAGGTAGTTATTCAGGGCGGTTTTATCTGCTTTTGCTTCGATCAGGTTTTTCAATGCTGTGTCATCGTAGCTATCGATATCTACAACCGAGATCACACCATCTTCAATATGAATATAATCTCCGGCTTCCAATACATCCTGTTTGCCTTCCAGTAAACCATCGGTTTCGGACTTTTTATAGTAAAGAGACATATCGGCCTGACCAGATGCGATATCATCCAATTTCTCATCCAGATCTTCTTTGCTATAGACATCCTCTAAGTTGGCTTTTTTGTCCAGCTCTTCTCTCAGTTCGCTGTCATCGTAGCCTTTGGCAGAGATCACACCAGCTGTTATTTCGATATTCTCACCAGCTTCCAAAGCATCCTGTTTACCTTCCAGTAAACCGTCCGTTTCGGATTTTTTGTAGTAAAGAGACATATCAGCCTGACCGGATGCGATATCATTCAATTTTTCATCCAGATATTCTTTGCTATAAACATCCTCTGAATTAGCTTTTTTGTCCAGTTCCTCTCTCAGTTCACTGTCGTCATAACCTTTGGCAGAGATCACACCGTCCTCTATTACGATATTCCCGCCAGCTTCCAGCGCATCCTGTTTACCTTCCAGTAAGCCATCCGTTTCGGATTTCTTATAGTAAAGAGACATATCAGCCTGACC